CTTTATTTGTTGGTTCAACAGCAGATCTTGCAAAACTTCTAAAGAGTGAAAGTCAAAAGGACAATAAATAATCTGGGGAGAGAAATCCCAAAGTATTAACGTTACTAATAACATGTCTAGAGAGGAGTTGCCTTCCATTGACGATTATATTGTAGACTTAGAAACTCTACCGTCAGTAGAAGATTATATAAAAGAAGATGAGAATACAGAATTACCCTCTGTTGAGGAATATATTGAGATAGAAGAAGCAGTCCAGACCATAGAGGATGCTGAAGGTAATACATTTGCAGAAGTAAAAGATATAATACCACCATTCCCAGAACTTATTCGTCTGATCAACGATGTCAGGAAAGACATTCCAGACATTCCAGAGATAAAGTATTATGATAAAGAATTAGAAAGTCTAACTGAGCAGATTAATCAGGTAAGAGAAAATATACCTGAAGTTAGATATTATGAAGAAGAAATCGAAGCCATCTGTGAGCAGATTGATTCTTTAAAAGAAGTAGTAGATACAAACGCTGCAGATATACCTGAAATAAAATATTATGATGAGCAGATCATTGCATTAGAGCAACGTCTCAATACGATAAATCAAAACATTAATGAACTACCTGAACCCAGGTATTATGAAGAAGACATTCAGTCTCTTAGAATATCAGTTCAAGAAATTCGGGATCAAATTCCAGTATTTCCTAAATGGGTCAATGAAGTAAATGAAGTTCCCGATTTCTCTTGGATCGGAAAAACTTTTAGTGTCATTGATGATGATTTTGTCAAAGTCCATGATGCTGTTGAGGGACTGAGAGGTAAGGTCGAATATGACCTTGATAGAATTGAAGAGCACTTTGATAAGAAAGAATTTGAAACTAGAACAAGTTTCAATGAGTTTAAGGAAAGCACTAATACTAGATTTGACACTGAGAAGGAGAAGATCTGGAAAGAAATCAAAGAGACCTCAATGCGTATGTGGGGTCATCACAAAGAGTTTAAAGATGATGATAGAAAATTAAAGAAGCAAATTCTTGGTGAGTATAATCTTCTCAAACAGACACTCAAAAAAGATCTTAAAGAAGTAAACAAAGAAAGTATAAAAACTGATGAACTGCTTCTTGGATATTTTAATGATCTGAAGAAAGAGATTTCAGAGTTGCCTGAAGTAAAATATTATGATGAACAGATTAGTGATGTAAGGGATGAATTTAAAGACGGACTTAGATCTTTAAAAGTTATAGTTGAGGAGATTAGAGGTAAGCAAGAGGTCTTAAAAGAGGAGATCAACAACAGACCTGTTCAACCTGATCCTAGTGAGTCTAATATTGATCCTTTAACTCCAACGGATCAAAACTTTGCTACACATGAAGATCTAGCAAAGCACTACAAGTTATTCATTAACAGAATTCAGCAACAACTCTATACCATCGGTGGCGGTGGTGCTGGATTCATCAAAGATCTTGATGATGTCAGTTTTGATCAAACAACAGGAACTGACAAACTTTTAATTTACAATGGATCTCAATGGGTTGGAATTGCAAGCACAGCACTCTCTGGTGGCGGAGCAGCTACATCATTAGCAGAGGGTGCAACTGGTGTTAGTCTTACTCTCACCGGAAATCTAAGTGTTGGTGGAACAATAACTTATGATGATGTAACTTATGTTGATTCTATCGGTATTGCTACTGCTAGAAGTGGTTTAGAGATTGGTGCCGGTAGTCAAACAACAATAATAAAACTTGATGCTGCAACAGCAACCACCACTACAACATCAGAATCTAACATAGATACTTTTAGTGCAAGTGTCTTTAGATCTGCACAGTATCAAATTCAGATAACTCAAGGATCAGCGTATCATGTAACGACATTAAATGTTTTGCATGATGGAACTAATGTTTATCTGTCGGAATTTGGAACGATAAGAACAACAACTGACTCTCTTGCAACATTTGATGCTGATATCAATTCCGGTAATGTGAGGGTTAGAGCAACTCCAAGTGCTAGCACATCAACGGTGTTTAAAATTTCAAAGACGCTAACAAAAGTATGAAAACATTTAAACAGTTCCAAGAAGGTTGGAGTAATAAATATAAAAAGAGTATTGACTGCTCTAACCCAAAAGGTTTCTCACAAAGGGCACATTGTGCAGGTCGTAAAAAGAAATGAGCAATCCACGTATTCCAAGAAAATCTGGGCAACCAGCAAATTCCAAAAAACACTCAGACCTTTACACGGATGAAAATCCAAAGGGGACGATTCATGGACTTGGTTTCAAAGATGTTGCAACCGCTAAAGCATCTGTATCTAAGATTCGCAATTCATCAAGATCTCATGCTCACAAAATCCA